GTGGCAGCCCCAACAAAATCACCTTCAGAGGCCTTTTGCTGTGCCTCTATGTCTAGCTCTGTTACTTCTCCTGTGATACTTGTCCAAGCTAAGTCTCTATCTCTTTTCCTTCTAGCTTGAGTTATTCTTTGCATAGCAGATTCGCCCTGCTCTTGAACGCTTAAGCGGATACCTTCTACTATTTCGCTGTCTTCTATGCCTTGAATTAAGCCTTGCTCCATAGCAATAACAGAAGCTTCAAACTTTTGAGGATCTAAGGCGTTTTCTACCTCAAGTCTATTGATATTCTCTCTTACGTCCTTATCAGTCTCGGCAATATAAGCAGCCCTTAAGCCTTTATTAAAAGCTTGGTCAGCTAGAGAGAATTCACCTCTGGTCAATACATTACCTTTAGCGCCTTCCTCTTGTCCGGCTCTTAGGCTTCTCCTAACTACTCGTTCTTTTCTTTCTTCACCAGCAGCCCTAGAAAAGCTCCTTAAGGCATTAGCTAAGGTTTGAGTACCTTCTGTGCCAGTGGTATCCAGTCGGCCTGATATCTGCTGTCTTTGTTCTCTGAATCTTTCAGCCATAACTAAAACCCTGTTTTCGCTATTTCTGCGCCAGTTCCTAGAAGGGAAGTCATAGCCCTTAGACGGCTATTTACACGCGCAGCAGAGGCTCTAGCCCTTAAGGATAGCTCGCTACTCCTAGCGCCTAATAAGTCGGCCTCAGCAGCCTTAGAGGCCCTTCTCATGTTTTCTTGCATGATAGTCCGTTGAGAGCCACCCCCAGACACACCTCTAGCACCTAAAGCAGCATTGTTAGCCGCCAATATCTCTAATAGTTGTTGTTGTCTATTGTTGTTTCTTATTCGTGCGTTAGTGGCTTCTTGGTCAGCAGCAAACTCTATAGCCTTGGCTTGTTCGTCGGCCGCATTAATCTCTAAAGCACTAGCAGCAGCACTTAAGCCAAACTGTCCAAATAATAAAGCAGCGGGAACAGGCATTATCCTAACTCCATACTTAAACTAGTTATTGTCATTGGTAGCGGATCTTTTTGGAATACTTGCAATTGGGCTTCGTATGTCCAACCTAAAAATCTAACCCCTTGACCTATACCGCTATCCGGTACTAAGGAGCTGTCTAAATCATCTACATCAAATTGACGATCAGGTATAAAAATCTCGTCTACCCCATCTGATAAATAAACGCCCAAAGAATCAAGAAGTAATGGTCTAATTCTAACAAATCGCTTACGTAGTGGGAAATTAACGCCCTGCTGAGTAGGCACAATTACAGGCATTGTCTGTATTAAAGGATTGTAATCTAATCCTACCCAACCAAATTCCGTATCACGGTCTAGGGTAATAGTTCCCCCAGAAGGTGTTTTATCTTCCTGTACGTTATTATCAGCAACCACACGAACAGACTTGCCATTAAGATGGCCAAGACCAGAAACGCTAGCAGATGCCGCTTGATCGTATCTGAATCCGGCATCGCACCACATTTGCTTATCCGGCTCTTTGTATAATCGTTCGAGAAAAACAACCGAACTGCTGTTAATCTCTCTCGTAACACTGATAAATAACTCATCCTGCACCGCCACTATAGAATTGATAGTCCCGTTTGTCGTCCATTTAACCCAGTTATTGATACCCTCTTCTTTTTTAGAGGAATATACCCCTAGTGTACCGTCTTCATTCAGTAGATATAGGTAAGGCGCATCTATATTAAATACACCCCTTTGAACCGTCATTGCAGCAGGGTTATTAACCAAAGCAGGAGCTAGAAAAGAAACCGATATAGACTCATAACTAGACTCAAACTCAGTCAAAATAAACCGTCTTAAAGCGGCGCCAGTACGCTGGACATAACAGGTAAAGCCGTCAATTACTTGAGGTTTAATCGCTTTAGCCCCATATTGAGACTGAGGCTTAATAACAATATTACCAGGCGTGATAGGTGAATTAGGCACAAAGAACTCTTGCCCCGTAGTGAATATCTGTAGATTCCTATTAGTGCTTAAACCTACAATGCCGTTTAGCTGGTCAGTATCTAATGTGGCTTCTATAGCTTCATCATCTAAACCTGTACCTAGCTTAAAGTTAAAGAAATCATTAACAAAGCTTAGCCAGAGAGTAGCAGGGCGAGACTTAGAACCGCCAAATACTAAGCGGCCTTCATGGAATATAACGCTTACAGGGTATCCCCTTGTTACACTCCAAACATCCTCCTTTTTAGATACACCAGCAACATCAACAACGGCTGTTACTCTAGCACCAATATTTGCAGACTCAACAATAAGCCCGTTTAATTCCTCAAAGGCATCCGCGCTATTACCTGAAAACACAACGTCATAAGATGTTAAAGAATTTGGCGTTACCGTAACTGTAGAAGGATCGCTGTTAACATTAGCTAGATCCAAAAGCGCCTTCTGTATCCGCGAGGCGTTATCAGCAGCAACAGCGGCAAAAGATATTTCTTCGCTTAAAAACTCGTTTAAAACCAATCTATAGCGGTCTGAAGTATTAAAGCTTGTAAATGTTAGTGTTTGCTCACAACTAGTAGGCGCAGGGCTAGACGCATCATTAAAATTAAACTGAGGAATATTTAATAACGTTATATCAGCAAAAGAGAAGTCAGAAGCCGTATTTCTTCTTAGCTCTGCTGGCGCGTGATCAGGATGAACCAATATTAATACATCAGCACTTTGAACAAAATCAGCCTCAAAGATATCAGCGCCAAAAGTGTGAGTATCAGTATCTATCTGTACGCCATCTAAATCGTAGGCGTACCAGTCTGTTGTATCAAAGGCTATTACATAGCTCTGATCAACATTGAATTCAAAGGCGAATAAACGAGAGTTATTAGCTAACGTATTCAGATATTCAAAGCCTGGACGACGAGTAAAACCGCCTTGAGGTAAGGCAATGACGTTCTCTGCTATTTCTGAACCGTTATAGTATAAGTCTAACCCTATGCGGCCCTTTAATTTAGGATCTAAAACACCTGCGGAGAAGTTAGTTTGAATTTCCCAGTTAGGCATGTTATCCCCTTACTTCGATAAAAGGATTTGACCGTATAGCCTCGTTTGTATCGTTACCCGCATCTACACCCACAGCCCTAATCCATTGGTTATCTGCTTCGTTCCTCATTTGTGCGTAAAGCTCAACCCGATCAGTAACAGCCATACAAGCTCTTGCAGCCAGCTCTAATTCCATAAGCTTAACAAAATAGGGTGGTAAATCGCCCTCACTAGGGCGAATAAAGAATTCTAACTGCGCGCCGCTATCGTTGGTATAAATTAAATCACCTTCATACGTATAATATTCCATGTTAGACCTAAGCCCATGAATACGAATAGCATCATTTGGAATAGTGTATGAGTATTGGTAGTTATCAAAAACAGGAGGGGTAGCATTCTGGCTTAATACTTGCTGCTTCTTAGCAAAACCCCAATTACTAGACGTAATCATGTCTAAGTAGGTAGGCTCGTATAAGTTAGCCATAGCTTGAGCGCCCGCCCCAGCACCCTCAAAAGAGGATATGGGACGATCACCCAATAATAGTAAGGCGTTAGACGCCATATCTATCTTGCTTGCCATTAGGCAAAATCGTTATCGCTATTTACAGTAGCAACCCCAGCACCACTTACAGCCATATCTAAATAGCTGGAAGCATCTGAAGCTTTTACATAGATAACATCACCGTCCTTAAGACCTAAACCACCAGTAGTTTTAGCAGCGTCATCGAAATAACTAGCCGCTTTAACTGCCGCCAAGTTATCAGTATCAGACTTATAACTGAAATGACGAGGCGCGTTACTGTTAGCAAGGCTTGAAAGAGGTAGAAAATTAGCCGATTCAAAAGCCATGATAATTCTCCAATAATTAATTAATAAAAAGCCAATGGGGGCGCGAGGACACCCCCAAAGGAAACCTTATGACTCGTCAGTGTTAATCTGAACAATACCTTCAGAATCACGAGCAACAGCACCAGCTTTAAGCATTCCGTTAGCTAACCATGATGTCTTCTGGGCAATCCAGTCGACACGAGATTCAGGGCCAAGACCAACAGCAAGGCCAATGCCTTTCTTATGATACGCCAAGCCGTTACGGATATTAGCCGCAACAGGGAGGCCGCCTTCGTCTCGATCTTCGATAGTGTGAAATTTGAAGCCAACAAAAGTATCAATCTCACCTTGAACCAAAGCCTTAACAGAGTTGTAGTCAGAGCTAGTAGCTTCAACCTCTCCAAGCATAGCTTCTAGTCCGTCAGCACTTACCAAAATATGACGATCCATACTAGGAACGCCTTTTTTGTTAAGGTTTTTAGAAGCTTCTCGAAGTTTAGCCACAGTAAGGTCGGCACTGCCATCAGCAACAGTAGTGCCTGGAGCCGCTAAACCAGCGTCGATAACTAGCTGATCTTCACGACGACCAATAGCCATAGCGATAGATTCTGCTAGCTCTGATTGCTCATCGAAGTTAACACCAGCTTGGTCAAAGATATCGGTATACTCTGGAGCATTCCAATTCTGCAAGGTAGCAATTTGCAAGGAGTTTTCTACGTCCATTGGGGTCACGTCGGCTTGTGGAGCTTTTTGGTTAGCTAAGCCTTTACCCATTCTACGGAAGTTATAAGTGCCCGCTTTCACACCAGTACGGATAGTGACGGTGTTTCTCAAGCTGGACATGCTTTGGTATGCTTGTTTTACTTCGCTGTCAAATTCAATACTTTGAACAGCAGATAATGTTTTAGACATTTTTTAGTACCTCAAAAAAGATTTATTTTATGTTTCGGTCATTGTCCCGTTAGGTGACCTAAAACTATCCTTAATGGGCCTAAATATAGGTTGTCCCTTGATAGTGAATACTTACATTATAATTAATTAAGCTTTTATATCAAGTTAGCAATTATTCTTTAATTGTGATTTTTTAGGATAAATCATTATCATTTTAAAAGCGCTTATTTTTGCCCAATAATCTACCCTACTCTATTATAAGGCTTCCAGCGCGAGGATGTGTGATCATACCAGAAAGCCGCTGTCTCATCTGGTTTAATGGATTTATTTGTATTATCCCTAAGAAGTATTCTGTTTGCGGCAACGCTACCCGAATCTTCATTTAAAAATCTAATATCAAATCCAGAGTTCGACAGGTTGTTCATTTTTATAATACGATTAACACCGGCAGGGGGCGCTAAAAATCCGCTAACCGCTCGATTGTTAGCGTTTATATCCTGCCTAATCATGTTAGCCGTAGAAAAACCTGTTGGATTATAATTATTTGCTGTAGCCGTTAAGGTTGGCGGGGTAATTATTGGCCCTGTTATTTGTTCGATACCAGTCTCATTGGCTTTGTTATAAACATCTAGGTTGATTTGCAGCTCTTGCCCAGATATAGAAAGTGCGCTTTGGGTTTTTGCGTCAGGGTTAAGCGTAACAGCATCATGCCTAGAAGCTGTATTCGCGGCCACATTAGGATTAGCGTTAACTCGTGCATCAGTATAGTAAAGATTAGAGGCTTCTGTTACCTCGTCTGTATCATAATCGCCTGGAGCTGAAGTAACAGCACCCGTTCTACCGTGAACGCTTAACACATCATCAGTATTATCTATCTTAAACCAATTACCCGATAATCCATCATCCCATACGGCCAGATCCCTCACACGCCAATTGGTTTCTCCGTTTAAATTAGTTGATCCGTTTGCGTCTACTTGGTAAGCCTCACCTTGCCCAAGTGTTAAAGATGATAAGTTAGGCGTGTTTGTGTTAGCATTCCAAAAACCAACAACTTTAACACCGCCTATAACTGAGTTGGGTATAACAGATATATCTAACTTCCCACTTGATAAGCCTGCATAACCATTAGCCGCATTTTTATTAGTTACTTGTTCAGCATTAGCAACATCGGGAACAGCCTCAACCCTTGCTTCGGTGAAGTATAAATTTGATCCGCCTTCTGTTACTTGGTCTGTGTTATAGTCCCCACTTTGGGCAACCACTGAGCCTGTGCGACCAAAAACGCTATCGACAGCGCCCGTACTTCCTGATATATCGGGATCAGCCGTAGCCGTATCTGATGAAACCCTAAGCATTGCGGTAGTATTGCTTTCAGCCACCACTAGAATCACATCATCTTCCTTAAGCTGGAGTTCTTTGTCCGAGAAATAACCCGCGCTTGTTATATCTAACAAAGTGTCTTCTGTTTGGTACTTATAAACCGATAGACCTTCGGAAGAGTTCGCCCCTAATGGACTAAATGTTTCAGGAGTAAAAGCCATTATAAAACCTCATAAACATCTGAATAATTAGGCGTTACTGATTGACCACTTGAATTAATAAATGTAACCCCCTCGGTTACTATCTCGCCATTAACAATAACGGGCTTCCAGTTATCAATTAAAGGCGTTCCGCTTTCGTTGCATTCAACTTTGCAAATAGTGTCTGTAATTTTATTTCTAATTTCTAATATCATACATTGCACCATCTCGATCCTGGGCTTGGGGAATTCCAAGCCTTCCAACCTGCATTATAACTAACAGTCATTGTGTCACCTAGTACGGGCGAGGCATTACAAATAGAGCCTTGATAAATTGGGTTAGCATTATTAAAAGTACCAGCCACCGTAAGAGAAAGATTATTGCCAAGCGAATCATTATAAGAAGCCGAACCGCTGAGATTGGTATCCATTATCATATGCCCCCAATAGCCCACCGTAACAGCCTGACCAAAAGCTATAGGCCCTGCATTAACATCAATAATAAGACCGTTAACAGGATCAACCAAAACCCCTATTATTGGGCTTGCTGTAGGTACAGCGCTATCCGACAAGCCCAAACCAAAACTACCCGCTGAAACACCCGTAAACCCATCCCAAACAACTTCCTGACCAACTTGAGCATTTGTACTTTGGTAGCTCTCTGTAGTCGCCTGAATAGAATTGGAAATAAAGCCTTGAGATGTAGCAACAACTTGGTTAGTAGCGTTATTAATTGCGACAGTTTGCGATCCGCCAATACCATAATTTGTTAATGTAGTAATTGAACACAAACCAGGTGAAGGGCTAAATATAACAGAAGCCGTAGAAGTATCTGCGCCTATCTGGACAATAACTATACCGTCAGATAGTTCACACATAATCCAGTCTTTTTCATTAAGCTGAAGTTTCTTAATATCAAAATAACCCGCGCTTGTTACTGTCGATATATCATCATCACTTCTATAAGAATAGATAGCCTGTGCATCTGTGGAATTAGTAGCAACTGGTGCAAATGTTTCTTGAGTGAAAGCCATTATACAATACTCAGTGTTACAGTTGACGTATCAGACGTGACATTAGCTATTGCAGGACCGTCAGAAGCGCTTAAGTAGATAAAATCACCCTCTTTGAGCTGATCCTCTTTATCTGCAAAATAACCCGTATTGCTAACTGTAGCCTGATCATCATCTGTTTTATAAGCAAAGACAGCAGGAGCCCTTGTACTATTCGCCCCAACTGGACTAAATGTGTTTTGTGTGAAAGCCATAATTACCCCTTAAAACCAGCAGCAGCCGCATCATTTCTCCATTTAGCTGCATATTCTGGATTTTGCATTAATCTATTACCATGCTCATCTTTAGCGAACTGCCTCTTTCTTAGATCATCATGGATACTTACCACATCGCTAGGCAATTCCTCCATAGGAACCTTAGCATTTCTAGTTCCAAGTATTAAGCCCTCTAAAGCCTCAACAGCGCCAGCCGTATTAATAACAGCTTTTAAAGCGTCTGCCTGTGCTTCCGGTAATTGAGCGTCTAGCCACAATGTAACGTCTTTAACACGCCTAGCAGAATGCTTGCCCAAAGAAGACATTTCTGCTTCTCTCTCTGCTTTCATTGCCTCTACTTGCTCTAACTCGTCTTTAGCTTGAAGATTTAACAATTTCTCAAAACCCTCTTGGCTCATGTCAGATTCTTTAGCGATAGACATTAACTCTTGAATAAACTCAGATTCGTTATCCAAACCCTCCAGCATTTCTTTAGGGATATCCTCAGAAAAGTTTAGCTCATAAGCTTCAGGAGAGGACTTCTTGCCCGATATCTTATCGTTGGCATGTTTCCAAGACTTGTGTAAATCCTCTAACCTTACTTCGCCTGTTTCGGCGTTATAAAAACGATCATCACACCATTCAGGCTTTTCAGCTATGGTAGTTTCTTCAGTTGTTTGCTCTGTAGTTTCTTCACTTACAACTTCTTCTGTAACTTCTGCGGTAGCCTCTTCAGTCATGCTATTCTCCGGTTGGTTGGTGGTTGTTTACAATATCAATCTTTTCCATAATCGCACGCACAAAGGAGGCTGAGCCCTCTCTAATGCCGTGTGCTTCTAAGCTGTTACCTGGAATGACAGTCGGTGTCATTACGTATTCTTTAATCCATTTTTCCAAAAGGCGTTTACCGTCTTCATTCTGAAAGAAAACTCTATGAACATGCTCGTAGTCTTCTTGTAATAGCTTTTGCTGCTCTTCAGTTATCTTGGGGAAATCATCCATCCACAATTCCCTCTTCTAACTGAGCTTCACCAGCCGCTATAACTTTTTCACTTAACTCTTCTGCTTCTTGGCTTGTTCTGATTAGCTGTTCAAAGCCTCCATATCTACCCGCTAGATAGCTTGGTACTTCTTCTAGCTTAACCGTAGTAGCTAATAAACCTGGAGAGTGTGGCTCTAATCTTTCCATAGTGGTTAGAAAGTCGTTAAAGCCCATTAAGTCCTCTTGGTCTTCAATCTTAGCCAGTGGCGAAGTATGCTTAATAGTTACCTCGCGGCCATCTATAGTAATATCTGCAAGCTTACCTCTAGCTTTAAGAATGGCTACGCATCGAGCGATAATAGGCTCTATCCATTCTGATTTTAATCGTCCTAATTGAGCACCACTATTCTTAAGCATTTCACTGTTACGTATGCTCATCTCTGTAGCTGTGCGAACAGGATCGTTGAAGCTAGGCATAGGATTAGCAAAGAAAGCTTTTTGTATATCTTCCCTTAACTCTGATCTAACAAAGTTAGAAAAGTCAGGACTACCAGCCATGGGAACAGGCTGCAAAGAATCAGGAGCTTTAACAGGAATGACCGTGTTAGGCTTAATCTGGATGTTATAAGGATTAATAACACCGTCACTAACAGCCGTATAAGCCCCGCTAACAGCCATAGCAGCATGCCTAAGGCTAAACTCTGTCATCTTGTTCAGCGTCTTGATAGTGGGTAGCATGTCTAATGCTGGACCTCTACCGTATATCTCACCTGGAATAACAGACCATCTAGGAATTATATAAGGGTTAGTCTCTTCTGTATGAACTTGTACTAAATGCTTTTCACCTAATTCAAATACTATTTGATAGTACAGCTTAGACTTAGGATCAAACATAGATCCGGTGATAACCTCTACTCGGCTGTCTGAATCTTTCTCAATAAGCTTATTAGTAGCTTGAGAGAAATTACCTTTAGGAAACATTGTCCCAAGGTTAGAAGCCATAGGTGTCATTAACCGCCATGAAGAACGAATAGAGCTATCCGGCCCCTCTTCCAAATATAACTGACTTAAAGGAATGTTAGTAAATACTAACAAGTCATCTAAATCACCCTCTTCAATGACCATGCCGCCAGTGCCGTAACCTATATCTAGATAAGTCTCACTAGCTTGCGTGGTGAAATTGGAATGATTGATAAAATCGAAGAGAATGCTATTCTGCTCTGATAGCTGCTTGTTAATATCTTCTTGCTCTTCTTCTGGAATGTCTGACCCAGCTCTAAACTCTGACCATACCTGCCAGCTAGGTGTTATGGTAGCCATGATACGAGAACCAAAGACCTGTATGGCCTCCATTGCAGTGTTATCAAACTGTAATCTTGTCTTCTTATCGCCTGGATGATGCTCGTAGAATGTCTCACGATTGGGCGTGACGTACTGGAAAGCTTCCCTATAGTGTGTTACCCATTGATCCTTGCGTCCTTTAGCAGCTTTAAACTTGGAGCATATCTGTTCATTAGTCCAAGGAATCGGGTTTTCTGGTTTTTGAGGGTTTTTAATACTCATGCAAGTAAGCTACCACGTTCACCACCACGCCCAGTAAGCAAACCTACACGCCCACCTCTTTCCGCTATTCGCCCGCGTTCTGCGATTTGACTAGCAAATTCAGCATCCTCAATAAGTGAGAGCCGCCTTTGCTGTTTCTGAATTCGTTGTTGTTCCTTTCTGGCTCGTTTGGCTTCTTTCTCCATTTGCCTAGCCGCTTTTCTATCTATAAGGCCAAATGAAGCCGCCTTACTAACATCGTCTATTTCTCTTTGGAGTTCATCATCAAACCGCCTGCCAACTCTTTTCGCTTCTTTTTCTATAGACCTTCCAGCCCGCTTAAACTCTTTTTTGATGCTGCTAAACAAACCCATAATCTACCCCCAGAATAATAATGTTAGTATATACTTACTACCTTTAGCAATCAAACACATCATAAGAGTTACCCATCTGTCTAGGCTCGTAATGCTGCTCTGTTGGATCTTTCCAGCTTTGCGCTAATTGCATAAACGCGTCCGCTCCGTTACTACTCCAGTCGTGATGTGGGGTTAATTGGTGTGTATCTTTCTCGTCATCATACTTGTATCGGTAGTTCGATAAGCAATCTATACCCCTTTCACAATAAACTTCATCTATCCATAACCTAGAGAATATGTTTCTACCTAATGAGATAGCATCCTCTTTAGCTTTGATACGTTCTACAGTGTGAATATTCCTTAATCCACCATCCTGAAATTGCTCTTTCCTAGTCTTGCTCATCCCTAATACTTGAGCTTCTACATCGTGCGGCATGTAGTGTGTATCGTAAGAATAAGACTTTCTACGCTCCTGAAGCTCTCTAGATATGCCAAATTGCTCACACTCCCAATCCAAAGCCCTGCCAGCTATAACCCTGCAATAGTGTGGAATGTCCTGCAATCTATTCTCGTAGTAATCAATCAACCTAAGCTCTTTGCCTACCGCTTGCATAAACCATATTGCTGTGTGGTCGTTTCTTCCTAAATCCCAGAATGTATATACCGCTAGATCATCACAAGGTAGCTTGCATATTCTGCCCTCGCGCCTAGCCTTTTTAATCTGATTACCAAATATAGCGCCTTCATTTAGTGTTTTAAGATTACCTTCCCAGATCCATTCATATTTTTCATAATCCCTATTTTTCATGGTCTCCATCTGTTGAACCATAGCCGTCTTCTTAAAGAATGGATTATCTCGCCAGCCCATTTTCTTAACCCATGAATTTGGGGGAGGGTCATTAGCTACAAATAACTGATAAACATGATCAAACTTAAAGCGAGGGTTAAAGCTAAT